AATCGTTGAAAAAACAACTATGAAAATATGTATTTTGGGTGACACACATTTTGGTGCTCGTGGCGATTCATTAGATTTTCATAAGTATTTCAAAAGATTCTACAACGAAATTTTCTTTCCGTATTTGAAAGAAAACAAGATTGATACCATCGTTCAGATGGGAGACTTGTTTGACCGGCGAAAGTTTATCAACTTTAATTCGCTTTATCTGTCACGCAGATACTTCTTTGATATCTGTAAAGAAGATAATATTACAGTTCATACATTGATTGGCAATCACGATGTTGCCTTCAAGAACACACTTGATGTGAATTCACCGTCTTTGGTGATTAAAGACTATGACAATGTGAAAGTGTATCAAAATTTTGCCACAATCAATATTGATGGACTTGATATTGATATTGTGCCTTGGATTTGTGACGAAAACGAAAAAGAAATTTTCGATAAGATAAAAACATCAAGGTCTGAAGTTTGTTTTGGGCATTTTGAAATTTCTGGTTTCGAAATGGATCGTGGCAATGTATGTGAAGTTGGTATTGACAAAAAAGAATTAAAGCGTTATGATGTAGTTTTGTCTGGCCATTTTCACCATAAGTCTTCTGACGGCAATATCACTTATGTTGGTACGCCTTATGAAATGACATGGGCAGACTATTCTGATCCAAAAGGGTTTCATATTTTTGATACCGAAACTAGAGAACTTGAATTCGTAAAAAATCCAATTACAATGTTCAACAAAGTTTTTTACAATGATAGTGAAACGGACTTTGAACATTGGAAGAAATATGATTTCAATTCTTTGAAAGAAACTTATGTTAAAGTGGTTGTGGTCAACAAACAGAATCCATATTTGTTTGACCATGTGATTGATAACTTGTACAAATCTGGTTGTTCTGATATTTCAATTGTCGAAGATTTTACCGACACTACAATTGATGATGATATCATTGACCAAGCTGAAGACACTATGACCATCTTGTCTAAGTATATTGACGCACTTACGCTTGATGTTGAAAATGATAAGTTGAAAAAAATGATGCGAGAACTCTATGTTGAGGCTCTAAACACGGAAGTTGCTGATTAATGCTATTGTTCAAAAAAGTGAGGTGGAAAAATCTACTTTCCACTGGTAACTATTTTACTGAAATAAATCTACAAACAAATACCAATACTTTGATTGTTGGTGAAAATGGGTCTGGCAAATCGACTTTGTTGGACGCATTGTGTTTTGGTTTATTCGGTAAGGCTTTTCGAGCAATCAACAAACCACAACTGTTGAACAGTATCAATCAAAAAGATTGTTTGGTTGAAGTTGAATTCAATACGAACAATAAGTCATACAAAGTTGTTCGTGGTATTAAACCAAACATCTTTGAAATATACTGCGATGGCAATCTACTTAATCAAGATGCCGCATCTAAAGACTACCAAGAATTCTTAGAAAAGTTTGTATTGAAACTAAATTACAAGTCTTTCACACAAATTGTGATTCTTGGCTCAGCTTCATTTACACCATTCATGCAATTGTCGGCATCAGATCGCCGAGCAATTATTGAAGACTTGCTAGATATTCAAATCTTTTCTACCATGAATTCTTTGGTAAAAGAACGATTGTCTACAAATAAAGAAGTGAGTGCAAACAAGAAACATGAAATAGAACTTGCACAACAAAAGTATGATATGCAGAAAAAGCATATTGACGAAATGAAGCAGAACAATCAGGACAAAGTAGTTGAATATGAGAATGAGATTGACACACACAATCAAACTATTGTCACGATGCTTGCCAATGTCACAACTCTAACTGCTGAAACAACTGAATTGCAGTTAGTTGTTGCAAACAAACTTGAAGTTGAAAGTAAGTTGAAAAAGATTACAAAACTTGAATCACAAATTGAAAGTAATTTGTCCAAGTTTAAAAAAGACATTGGATTCTTTGAAACGCATAATAATTGTCCAACATGTAAACAGACTATTGATGTTACATTTAAAGATGAAGAACTTGCCAGCCTTAATGTAAAAGTTGTTGAATGTGAGAATGGCCTATCTCAACTAGAACAAAAAGTGGTAGAACAACAACTTAAGTTGAATGAGATTACCGAAAAACAAACTCTTATTAACACTAAGCAGGTTGAAATTGCCACACACAACGCAACAATCACCGAAACAAATAAACTGATTGCTCGTTTGCGGAAGTTGATTGATGAATTGAAAAACTCTAAAGAAGTGACAGACAGAGAAGAACAATCCCTAAAAGTATTACAGGATTCTCTGTCTCAACTGCAAGCAGACTTGCAAGGATTAATACAAGAAAAGTCATATCTAGAAGTTGCCTCAAACTTGTTGAAAGACACCGGTATCAAAACCAAAATTGTTAAACAATATCTGCCTATCATCAACAAATTGGTCAACAAGTATTTAGCGTCTTTGGATTTCTTTGTTAATTTTAATCTTGATGAATCGTTCAAAGAAACAATCAAGTCTCGCCATCGTGATGAATTTTCATACAATAATTTTTCTGAAGGCGAAAAACAACGAATTGATATGGCATTGATGTTGACTTGGCGTGCTGTTGCTAAGTTGAAGAATTCTGCAAATACCAACCTGTTGATTCTTGATGAAACCTTTGATTCGAGCCTTGATGCTAATGGCACAGAGTATTTGATGAATATCCTACATATGTTGGAGGGTGTAAATTTGTTTGTCATATCGCATAAAGGTGATGTACTACAAGATAAATTTGCTAATGTTATACGATTCGTAAAAGAAAAGAATTTCTCAAAGGTGAAAAAATGAGGGATGATGTTTTAGTTATAAACACAGCCGAAAGTTTGGCTAAACCAAAAGTATTGCAACCGCTTACACTTTACGGCGAACATTTTCCTTTGCTTGCTCAAAAGATGCCAGAATATACCGGTGCTTTGCCAAATGAAGGCGTTAACACATTGGTGAAACAGATGAAGATGACCATGGAGAAATTTGGCGGCATAGGTCTTTCGGCAAATCAATGTGGCGTTATTGCACGAATCTTTATTATTGGGTATGAAAACTTCAGTATGGTTTGTATTAACCCGAAAGTTATTGCACAATCGGATGAAATGCAAAAAGCAGATGAAGGTTGCCTCTCTTTCCCCGCTCTCTATTGTAAGATTGAAAGACCTAAATGGGTTGATGTTGAATACACCAATGAACTTGGTGAAACAGTTCAAACTCGCCTTGAAGGTCTAACTGCTCGTTGTTATTTGCATGAACTTGATCACATGAATGGTATTAAATTTACCAGTCATGTTGGTCCAGTTGCATTGCAAATGGCAAAAATTAAACAACAGAAAAGAATCAAAACCGCAATCAGAAAGAAAAAGTGAATATTCCATTCGTACCTGAGGAGTTATTGGAAATAAATTCAAACTATAGTGTTGAATATTTCGAGAACGCTGAAATATTGATTGTAGATAATTGGTACAAAAACTTTGATTTTTTTTATAAAATAGTAAGTCATTTACCACTACCTAGATGGAAATGGTCTGAAAGTGGAAAAAATTTTGTAGAATATTATGATTGTAGGCCAACTATTAACACAAATTTTGTTGATTTAGAAAAGACTGATTCTTTTTTAGATCATATAAAACAGTTAATAAGAAAAAATTTTAAAGATAATTGTGAGTTAAAATTAGTTAACGATATTTTAGAATTTAATTTTTATAAAAATATTAGAACTGATGTAAATTCAAATTTACAACATTATCCTCACAAAGATTGGAAATATAATTGTATAATTTATTTTGATAAAATAAGTTCTGGCGGCACCGCCATTTATCCAAATTTAACTAATTTGAAAATTAATGAGAGTGAAAATTTATTGTATGATGTTTCAAATTTGGATAAAAATATAATCTTGGCTAAACCAAATAGACTTGTTGTTTTTTCTGGTAAAAAATTTCATGGCGGATTCATTGCAAACCATAATGATTATGTTAAAAATTGGAGAATAAACCAAGTTTTACTTTTTGAAGAGAGTGAGAAATAATGTCCTATTCGTTTGATCCAAAGGATGATGTTGAAACACAATGGAAGAAATGGCTTGATGCTGGCCAAGAGTACAAGCAAATTAATACCGATAAACTTCGTGAGCGTGTCATCAAAGAGTTGACCTATGTTTCACAAATGGATGTGAAAGAATACACTTTGTATCAGAAGTGGTGTGAAGTGCAAGAACGATATCCATCAGTTGTTGTAAATGATTTGTGGGAAGGCGAGAAATGTGTTCTGCAAGATGAAGAACAACGCCGAGCCATTGATGAAGTCAAACGAAACTTTTGGATTCCAGAGTCGCCTGATGACTATTTGAAATTGCAACCAGAATTGATTTACACCAATAAAGAAAAAGACCTGCCTGAATTGTGGAATTGTATTCGTACATTCTCTTCTACAATGAAGAACAATTCAAACATTGGCCGTAATTTGAATTTTATTGTTCGTGATGAAATTACAAAAAAGTATCTTGGTGTTATTTGCATCTCTTCAGACTTCCTTGACTTGACGCCTCGTGATCGTTATATTGGTTGGTCAAAAGAATTAAAAACACAAGGCGGCATGATTAATCATACAGCAATCGGTTCTACAATTGTGCCATTGCAACCGCTTGGTTTCAACTATGTCGGCGGTAAACTACTTGCATTGCTCTGTCTTTCTGATCCAGTTCAAGAAATGTGGGAAAAACTTTATGGTGATAAACTTGTTTCTGTCAGTACCACATCACTCTATGGCAAAACAAAGGCGGATGGTCTATCCCAGTATGACAATCTAGACTACTGGCAGAAAATGGGATTCACTTCAGGTTCTGTGTCGTATGAACCAACAAATGAAACTCGTTACATGATTCGTGAATGGTTGAAAACAAACCACACTCGCCGTTATTTTGAGTGGTATATTGCAAAGAAACCATCAGGTCAACCACATAAGCGTGACCATAAGAATCGTTCATTGACCTTCACCTATTCTAAGTTGAATGTGCCGAAAGAACTCATCAAATCGGAACATGCTCGAGGCATTTATTGGTGCCCTTTGTATGCCGAATCCGTAGAGTTTCTCCGAGGCGAACATGACGGCAAAAATATGAAAAAGTGCTTCGAATCGTCTGTAGAAGACCTAAGTAATTTATGGAAAGAGAAGCACGCCAAACCACGAATCAAACAACTGGTAAAGAAGAATCGTGTTTCAGGCGAAACTCTTTTCTATGACAATTTGGCAATCCTATCATGGCAAGAAGCAAAGTCGCTTTATTTGCCGCAAGTAGGTCGATAAATAGAGTATAGTTCCATCATATGCGGTGAGTCCGAGACAGCCTACCCCCGTAGGTAGAGAGGTTTAACTCCTCTGAACCGCTCCACTAATGTTG